CTCTTCCTGCCTCAAATACATCAGATCCAGTGATTGTTTCCCTTTCTTTATATCCATTGCTAGATCTACTTCTAGACAAAAGAACATAATCATTTGGTGGAAGTCCTATTTTAACTTTCTCAGCAAAAACTCCAGAAGTTCTTGGATTATCATCAACTCTTAACTTAAAACTAATCTCTGCTGTCCCAGACCCATCTACCTTAAGATAGTTTTTACCATCACGATTTACAAATCTTGCAGTAATTCTATTTGATTTTGGTTTCCCATCACCATCAAAAGAAAATCTTCCTCCAGGTATTTGAAGCAAATCTGCTTTGATTTTATACTTACCCTTCTTAAAGAATTTGGTATGGGTTGTTTTATCCATACCATTTTCAATATCTACTTTACGTCCTTTACCATTGTCGATAGATAAATTTACGAAATCATCAACATCAACTGTGATATTATAATTTCCATCGGCAGGAAAATCTATATCGTTCCAACGAATTGTATGTGTCCCTGCATAAGGATTGTCATCTAAAGATTTCCTTGTATTGAATGGACATACTCCATACTCATTAAGAAATCCACCACGACCATAAACATTTGTTCTCCAAAGTTTTCTATCTGCCTTCCCAATGTAATCAGTAGTTGTGAAAATCGTTCCAGTAACTTGTGAATTTTGAGATGATGTTGGTGTGGGTTTAGAAGGACTTTCAGGTGTTGAGGGACCTTTAACATCAATTGTTATAGAATCTTTCCCCCTTTCCCCCTTTTGTTTAAGAACTTTTCCACCAACTTCAATACTTTCAACAGCAACACCAGCAGTTTTTGGATTATCATCCCATTCTAATTCTAAAGTTATTTTACCACTCCCAGTATAAGATATTTTCTTACCATCCTTAGAAAATTTTGCATTAACAGTAGAGGATTTGATTTTAAGTTTAGCATTTGTATCACTTCCATCACCGTCTTTCAGTTTGATTTTATTACCATCAACATTTAATTTTTTATTTGCTGAATTGAGACCGCGATATGAAATCACTAAGTCTCCACTTACTCCTCCATTTCCTCCGGGTTTAATTATTACTTTTTCCCTTATTGGAATATTAAGGAGATCTACTTTAATTCTATGAACACCTTCTTCAATTGTTTTTTTGATAGTATCTGTAGGATCTCCTTTAAAGTTTCTAGTTTTAATAAGTTCCTGATTATCAAGATATAGTGTAGCAACGTTATCCGCCATACCACGGAAGACATACTCTCCAGTGTAAGGAAAGTCTTCTTCCCACTCTAAGGTTGCTACTTGACCAGCAAAATCACTACCAGGTGCATTTGATGCTGGAATAGGTGAAACCGCATAACGATTCATAAAACTATCTTCAATTACCCTACTAGTTTTGGGTTTAGGTTTAAAATCTTTAGTGCTCTCAAAAGTATAAGTTAAATCATTGATACTATGTCCATTTTCTTTTCTTTCATTACTGGCAGTGAATTTACCTTGAGTTGCTTCAACTTGTAAATCATCATTATCATTAGAAGATTCAACAAAGTCAGCAAAAATTACTGAACCTTTTTTGTTTCCTTTAATTTCCTTTGCATCTCTTCCAAGACCTCCAATAAGACCTTGCTCAGTTCCTTTACCTCTAAACGATCCTGATGATGTTATTTTATAAACAGTATTTCTTTTTACTTTTTTAGTTACAGTATCTGTTTTACTGTCTTTAAAACTCTCTGCTGTAAATTTAAATTTATGAGATCCATCTTCCGCAGCAAAATTAAATACTAATCCTCTATCTGCCTTTTTTCCACCTTGAGTGAATACTTTAAATTTAACATCCTCAAAAAATTCTTTTTCTGCTGGTGGAGATTTTTTTGAGGATGTTACTTCTTTACCACCCCATCCCCAGTGAGAAACTTCATGAACTATCCTTGATTTTTTATTTCTTGCAGTTACCTGAATAGGTCTTTCTTGTCTTGTTGTCCACCAATTACGGACCACATTCTGATCGATATTAATTTTCTGACCCCTTCTCAAAGAGATAAGAAAGTCTTGATATCTTTTAATTTCTATCCGTGCTGGATTATCATCAAAGTTTGCATAGACATTGGGATCCCATATTCCAATGTCCTTTCCATCCTTATTATATCTTCTACCAAAAGATCCTGTTGTGGGTGCTCCACTAAGATCATACTCCTCAAAATCCTCTTCGTTCTCAAAAGTTTCTACCGTAGTAAGAAACTTACAATCAGGATACCCAGGATCCCCGATCATAATGGAGCGAACTACAGCTCCAGATCCAATACCATATTCATCAAACACTTCTGTGATGGGAGCATACTGGTATCCCCAACCACCATCAATCAAATCAACCGCAAGGAGTGATCCATCATTACCGATGATAGGATTTCCCTTAGCACCTATGCCTCCACCACCAGAAAACCTTACTCTGGGAGTAATTTCTTTCAGAATTTCTGGTTTTATATTATTGAATCCACCATCAGTACCATCAGTGTCACCAAATCCATCCTCATAAATGTCAAGACCTGTTACACCATCACATCCTTTACTTCCTGATGCTGATGTTGTAGGTAGGAGGTCCTTCCCTTCAAGTTTGTTGACCTCATTAATATTCATGAACTGAATTTTATCTCTTCTCCTAAAGATAAAAGTAGTTCCTGGATTTAATTTTGCGTACTTATTTGCTTCATATACTGTAAAATTGCCGACAAAACCTCTCTCAGGGTCAATATAACCAACCCTGATGTCGGATTTAGATGCAGGTCCGAAGATATTAAAGGACATTATCGGTTATACTTTGCCTTCATATTGTGTATTTATGAGATGGTTCCGATGGTATTTCCTTGTTCGTCAATAATATTGCCTTGTGCCACAGCATCTCTTTCTTCTTGTGTTATTGGAGTATCAAGATCAATATCAGGTTGAGATGTTGGTGGTGATGCGTATGGAGTCTCTCCTGGTGCTTCTCTTGGAGTATCATTCTCCCTATTTGTCGCATTCTCAATGGACTTAGCACTTGGCAGAGAAGAATCTGGTTGTGCTGATCCACCATTAGCCATGCAATACTTGTCAGACACTGCTAAGTTTGGAGTCAATTCGCAACCAAATACGTTCAGGGATATGTTACTGAAACTAAGAGCAGAGGTCATACTACCACTGATACCACCAAGAAGGTTTGTAATATCAGAGAGAGCACCACTTACCCCTGCTAATTCATCTTGAATATCTTCTAAGAAAGAATTGATGTTATCGAGTAAGTTATTATTTGCACTCTCAATTTCATTTTTACTTGCATATAGTGCCTGACCAATTAAATCCTCAGCATAACAAGTTCCAACTTGAGGTTGTCTTTTCACTTGATCATTCTGTGGGTTATCTACATTCTCTCTTGCTTTTCTTTCTGCATTACCCATATCTAAGGCATCATCAAGAATACCTTGAATTAATGCACAAAGATTTGCAGTTAGTTTACCATATAAACAAAGAATCAGTTCGGTAATTTTTTCTTTCATATCACCAAACATTGACCTCATATGAGTTGGTAGTGCTGCAACTGCTTTTGCTAATGTCTTATTCAGAATCTTGAGGACATACTCCATCACCTTATCAAACAAAACCTTCATATACTTAGCAATCTGACAAGCAGCATCACTAATTAATTTTTGTACATCCTCAATCGCACTTGATACCGCGTCAATATAACTTGATATAGCACTGAGATATGAGTTAAGTCTTTCTGTCAGTGTTTTGATAGTTGTTTGAATCGCAGACACTGCTGATTGAACAAACGAATCAGGGTCTGGCTTCATCACAACAATACATTCTTTTATCTTTGCTTCTCTCTTTGTATCTGCTGCAGAGAGTTGATGCACTGCATCGGGATTCTCTTTTGTTGGATTACCAGTGCTTGGTGCAGATGGAGATTCTTGCTGTCTCCTTAATTTTGCAGTATGGTCTGCAACTGCTTTCATAGCAGCATCTTCTACTTCTTGAAACGACTTACCTTCGTTCCTTGCTGCCTCTCTGGCATCATTTGCAACCTGTAATCCACCAGGGATTGCACTAAGAGGTTGATCTGGTCTTAACCCAAATTTATTAAGTTGAACTCCTGGTGGTGCAGGAGCAAGTGCAGCAGCTAACTTTGGATCGGTTGGTTTTTTAGTAACCAATCCATCATCAGGAGCAATTGGTTTTGCATTACCCTTTGGAGGATTTTTACCTTCAGCATATCCACTGGTAGGACCAAAGTTAGATTCCGTCTTGCCAATCTTAGTTGACATCGGAGTCTGAGCATTATGCCCCATGATTCCCATGATGACGGGGACCTGTTGGTCTTGTCCGTCCATGAAGAATCCAAAGACAAAGTTACCTTGACGGATCATGGGGGTCTGACTTGCCCCTGTTTGTCCACCACCAGCAGTGATGGGATACATGACACTCGCCCAAGGCAACTGATCTGAAGGAAT